AAATACTTTTGATATAGACGGCACTCCAGATGATGTAATTCTTGTTTTAGAAATATATTCCGATAGTGGAAAGGTTTCAGGGGGGTACTTGCTTGATGCAAACGGTAACACTTGCGATACAACTAATTATTTATGGGTTAGAGGTGCAGAAGAAGATAGGCACGATGGAACTGCAGGGAGTGGCGTTTGGATTGAAACAACAACAGCACAGTATATGTTTGTTGTTAGAACTGGAGGGACATTTAAAGTTAGTTGGTTAGAGTTCACAGATACTAATGGTGCTGCATCCGATAGTCCTTTACTACCAGTCAATGGCACAACTTTTATATCAGAATATATTATAGCACATTCAATAAGACCTTGGTGGGCCACTCATATAGCCGGAATTTACTATAACTTTGGTGCTCATGCTTGGGGTGGAATATTTTATAACTGTTCGATATATGCAGATGGTGATGATTGTGGCTGGAGCAACGAAATATGTTGTCATACTTGTACTGCATATAACACAGTCTTTTTTAATGAAAACGCAAACTCTATTTATGGTAATTTCTATAATGGGTCTGGTGATTATAACATGTCGAACGACACATCATCCCCAGGAGCAAATTCTATTGATAGTCAAGCATTGACAGATATTGATTGGGTATCCGTTGAAAGCGGTACGGAAGATTTACATATTGAAACTACATCAACAGCTAAAGATGCAGGAGATGACCAAAGCGGAGTATTGACGAAAGATATAGACCAAGAAACCTTTGGGGATGATGATACTTGGGATATAGGCGCAGACGAGTATGTGAGTGCAACCCCGGCAACTCCATCATTAACAAAGATAATATTAATATCAAAACTATGGTTAGAGGCACTAAAGGCAGGTATATGATAAACCTAACATACCAACGATTCACAGCGTTCGAGTACATAACAATAGCAGTGATACTGTTTATAATGACAATGTTGTTAGTACCTAGCATCAAACCGCCTCAAAGGCGTATAACAACGAAGGATGACCGATTAATCATACGACTCCAACTAACTCCAAAGGAGATAAATAAAATGTATACAATGATAACAACTGATTCGAGATACGGTAAAGCTTCGGCAACGAGGTTGAAATGATGGACGACCATTTAATATGGATAATAGTAGCGGGATTGGTAACAATGGTAGGGAAGATAATTTTCGACTGGATGAAACCTAAGAACGGAAGTTGCATTATGGCCAAGCGGTGCGAGGAACATATTAATGTTTGGGCTAGTAACGAAAAGACTATAATTTTAGGGTTACAAACTATGACCAAGCACGATATAGATGCTAAAGTTAGGTCAGCTGGAAGCGTAGCAGTGCTACAACAAATATTAAAGCAGTTAGAAAAGAATGGGGACAAAATTGACAAACTACGACCAACGGCATAATGAAGTAGACGTTGAGGAATTCCGCAAAGACTTGAAAAGGTTATTATGCCATGAAGTTGACGTTTCTTTAGATGGGGTAAAGGGCAAAGTAGACGAGTTAGAAGCATTCGGAAATTTTAAAGATATAATGGTTGAGTTTTTGAATCATTTTTGGAAACGGTCTAAATTAAAAAAGACCGGTTATTAAACGGAGGGCATTATGGAACAAAAAATGTGGTATACATCAAAAACGCTTTGGGTTAATGCAATTGCTATTGTCGCTGGTATCTTGGCTGATATTAAAGGCGTTACAGTATCGCCAACAATCCAGCTATCAATTTTGGCCGGTATTAACGCGTTACTAAGATTCGTAACTAAAAAAGCCATAGTTTGGGAAAAATGAAAGATTTAATAAAAAGTATAACAGGCGTTATTTCACAAGTTACTAAGTATCTTTCTTTACTGTTAAAGACAGCGCCAGTTAGGAAGATGAAGAAAGCAATCGAAGCCGGGGAAAGATACATTAGATGCAACGAAGATGCGGGCAAGTATAAGGGTCAGTCAAAGTCTAGAAAGAAAGCGCGGTTAGACAAATATCGCGAGGATTTCTTTGATAAAAATAATTAGGTAGGTAATAATGAAGCAACAATTCTTAAAAGAAAAGGCAGACACGATAAGATTAACAGTTTACGAGAGTAACCGGCCGATAGTGCCTGATGATTCTGTTAAGATTACGTTGTATACTTCTTCGGGGGCAGAATTACAAGCACAAACTAGCGCGTCAAGAGATGCTACAACTGGGGAAATGGCTTACACCATTAGCGCTACGCATTCGGCAAGTCATAACTTGAATTACAAAGCGTTATGGGAATACACTTACAGCGGGGTAACTTATTACGAATCACAATTATTTGATGTAGTAAAAAGTATTTTATCGATTCCTATAACTGATGATGATATTTATGATGAGTTAGAAGCGTTAAGAACAGCTAACTTACAGTACACCGGAACTGCAACTGCTGGCGCGGCTGGAAGTTTAACCGATACCGGCGTTAAAGACGTTGACGATTACTGGAAAGGCGGAACGATAGAGATAATCGCTGGAACTGGCGTTGGCCAGAAAAGGACTGTTACTGGGTTCACGCAATCAACAAGCGTGCTTGCTGTAACACCAGATTTTGGAACTAACCCTAGCACGGATAGCGATTACATAGTCGTTAAATCTTTTAGCAACAAGATTCAGCAAGCGTTCGAGAAAGTAGAAACAATGATTTATAACAAAGGCCGGAGGCATTCTTTAATTTTAGAAAGTTCTCAAATAATGTTTCCAGTTCTTTATTCAGCTATTAGCTCAATCTGCATGGACTTATTCAACGAAGATGGCGATAAATGGCATATTTTAGCGCTAGATTATAAAGATATGTTTGAAAAATCTTTTGGTACAATGAAAGTTGATTATGACGCTGACGAAAGCGGAAGCATTAGCGCAGAAGAACGGCAAACAGGGCTTGGTTCACTAAACATAGGACGGTCATGAAACTATCAGTAAACATCTTAACATGGAATTGTGTTAACACGATACAGCCAACGCTTGATATTCTAAAGGAAGATTTGGCTGATATAGAGCATGAAATAATAATAGTGGATAACGGTTCTAACGATGGTTCGGAAAAGCTTGCTACAATAGCTAACAAAGAAAATAAAGGAATTTCTACCGGCAAGAATCAGGGGATATTAGCAAGCAAAGGCGAATTTATTTTGATGTTAGACGGGGATGTTGTTCCAGTGCCTAACACAGTTAATTGCTTACTGAAATGGTTAGATGATAATCCTAACGAATACGCAATAGGCATTTATGGCAATAGGTGGAGCAACCAGAAAAATAATAAGTTTGGCCAGAAGCACCACGAAAACCATTGCGATGTATTAACAGATATTGTTTCTCAGGGATTACCTTGTTTATATTTCGGTGTTTATAGACGTAGCATGTTTGTTAACTTCGATATAATGATGGACGAAACTGGCCCATTCGCCGGCGTAGGATACGGTTGGGAAGATAGGGATTTATATATGCAGATGGAAGAAAAGGGAATCAAACAGTGGGTATCTGCAATAAACCATTTTAACGGAAAATATTATCATGAGATAAATTCGTCTATTAGGGTAATGGGTCATGACAAGTTCGGTCAGAGTTCTAGAATCAGGGCAGAATATTTCAAAGATAAGTGGGGTGATTATGTTAGACGCAAAGCTGAATGCGCATCTAGATAAGTTAGATAATATTGAAGGTGATATGGAAGTCGCTATTGATAGGCTTATTAACTCAATAAATATAGATGCTATAATGGACAACGCTGAAGAAGCCATGACTGGGTACGCGCAAGAAGTTAAAGTCATTATGTTAGGTGGCCATTCTCAAACTGCAATAGAATCCGGCGTAGAGTTAGCCAAGACAGTGGAAAGAAAAGATGTCACCGTTCAGGTAACTAATGACCCTAAACTTAACGAAGGTGAACTGCAATGATAGACGTTAAAATTAAAGGTAGTATCAAGTTCCCAGATATAACTTTACAAAAGGATTTAGAAATGATTGCGGAAAGAGTTGTTATCCCTAACATGGTTAAAGGGATACTTAAAAGGATAGGGGTTGACGGGAAGGCTTTACCGGATTTAGAACCAGCAACAGTTAAGAAGAAGGGACACGATAGGCCTTTAATCGACACAGGGAAGCTACACAGGGCATTTAAATACGTTAAGAAGGGTAAATACGCCGTATTGATAAAACTCAAGTCAAACCGTAAAGACATAGGGAGTTACTTGCAGATTGACGGGATAAGAGCCGGAACAAGAACAAAGCATTTTAATTTTTTCGGAATATCTAAACTAACAGAAGCCGCCGCGATTCATTTCATGAAAGCATTAATAAATAAGAGGTTAAAACGTGCCTGATAAAGAAGCATTAACAGCGTTAGTTATTAGAGAGATAAAATCTCTTGAAATATTGTTATGGGGTGGGGCGATGCGTTCAGCTATTACTCTTGAAGAATATATTGGGTTGAGGGTGGCTCAAGGCGTTGGCAAAGAGATTATAAAAGCCGAGTTGTTACTAGACTTAGAAACTGGGGGGAGGATATTCGGGGAGTTTAGGCGGTCGGTACAAGCAACTGCCAACGGTTCAATTCATAGGTTTAGGGACGCTGGCATGACATCGGAGATAGGTCTAGACACAAATTATAAATGGGTGGCGGTGTTGGTCAACACTTGCCCTGATTGTATGGATAGGCATGGTCGTGAGCAATCATGGGAAGAATGGGAAAACGAAGGCATGCCAAGAACAGGTCATACAGTTTGCCGGCAGAATTGTAAATGTATGTTAATCCCTGAAGATGCTACTAATACAGAAGTTATCAAAAGGGATAAAAGGAAAAGTAGGTTACAATGAGTTATAAAACAATTAAAAACGGTATAGGGTTGATATTGAAAGGGTTAGGATACCAGAAATCATCAGTAATAACCAGCTTTGAAGATGCTCCGGCAAATGAATTTGGGGTAAGGTATATTCTAAAAAGCTTGTCAGGGGAGTTAGATGACGAAGGTTCAGAAACAATTATAGATAGACTGTATGATTATCAAACGTGGGAAATCCAGTTAGCGTTTGCAAAGTCAACCAACAATGACATATCTAATTACGACGCTATTCACCGTAAGAAAGATACGTTAATTGCTACAATCGATTCTCCATCCAACTGGACAAGTTTCGCTAGGATGGTTAAATATAAATCTTGGGAAGTTAGAGAAGAGTCTAGCTATTTTATATTGGCGGTAGAAATATTGGTACACAACCAATATAATTATTAAGGAGGATTAAATGAGCGCGATGTTATCGAAGAAAACAGTAATTTTGGCAAAGGTTGAAGCCACATACGGGACTGACCCAACGCCAACAGAAGGGGCAAATGCTATTGAGGCTTACGATGTGAGCATTGTTCCAACTTCAGAAATGAAAGAACGGTATCCCGGTAATGATGATTTATCACCTTATCCGGAGTTAAGAGGAAAGAGCAATGTGGAAGTAAAGTTCACAACATATTTAAAAGGGTCAGGTACAGAAGGCACAGCGCCTAGAATCAGCCCGTTGTTTGAAGCTTGCGGATTAAGCGAAACAGTTGTTTCCACGACTAGCGTAACTTACGAGCCATTGTCGGCAACTTTTGTAGGTTGTACGTTCTATGTTTATTTAGACGGAATGCAACATATAGTATCTGGTTGTGTTGGCGACCTTGAACTTGATTTCGTTTCCGGTGATTACCCAAAATGTATATGGACATTTAAAGGGGTGTATACTATCCCAACTGATGTTGCGCTGGCTGACCCTACATTTGATTCTACTACGCCTGAAATAGTAAAGGGTTGCACTTACACGTTTGGCAGTTATTCGGCTATAATTGAGAAATTAAATATTAAGTTTAACAATAAGATAGCAGAGCGACCGGACTTCAACCAAACGGAAGGGATTAAAGGGTATCAGATAACTGGCAGAATGCTTGATGGCACAATGACCGTTGAATCAGTTTTAAGAAGCGAATCAAACGCTGATTTTTGGGCGTACTTCCATTCTAGAACGTTGAAGGCGTTGTCTTATGTTATGGGAGCAACTGATGGAAACATCACAACAATAACAGCGGCTAAATGTTATTTAAGGCCACCAGCTTGGGGCGATAGGGATGGGGTTCGGACTTATGAATTACCGTTCCAAATGGCTAGAGATAGCGGCAACGATGAAATTAGTATCGCATTAACGTAACCTAAACGGTAAAAAGGGGGATTTATGATTAACGCATTAGACTTAACGTCATCAATGAATTATGTTTCTAAGTATGATTCCGGAGAAGTTAAAACTGTTTGGAGTTTAGGGATTCTAGACACAAGAATAAGAAAAATGCTAGAAGATTTGTCTTGGGAATACGAAATAGACCCAAGTAAGCCGGGTACTGGAACAGCAAAATCATCTTTCAACTTAGGTAAAAGCGAATTAGAGTTTGTTGCTTTCGGATTAAAAGGGTTTAAGAAATTTAGCATGAGTGATACCGGGAAACCAGTACATTTCAAAACCGAAGAAAGATGCGTTGGTCAGAAAGTGTATCAAGTGTTGGCTTCGTCAGTGATAGACATTATCCCTAGCGAAGTAGTAAAGGAGTTAGCAGAGCAGATTAAAAATTTCAACAAAGTAAACGAAGTAGAAGCAAAAAACTAATATTGGCTGTCTGGATTCCGTATCTAGAGTTGAACTGCAACAAGTGTTCAGATGGCCAAAAAGTAATTTACGGTTGTGAGAAAGAAACATTACACAAAGATTGGTGGGAAGTCAGCGGGTACAAGTTTAACAGATGCCCGCTAAAGGTAATAGACGCAAGAATTTATGAATACTTTTCAGCGTATAACAAGTTTCAGAAGGTTACATATTCAGGCGCTTGTGATTGGGTGTCAGAGCCGGCCAAGTTGCATGATGTGTTTGATTTAATCGAAAAGGAACGAGTAACAATAGAAGAAAAGAAAAAGCTGGGTAACAAAAGATGACAAATTCCGAACTTGAAATTTTATTGAGTTTAAAAGACGAAGTATCAGGGCGGTTGGCTAACATTGAAAAGCTTACAGGTCGGTCAACCCAAGCTATGAAACAAAACTGGTTAAAGGTATCTGCCGCCATTGTGCTAGTTACATTGGGGTTGAAAAAACTTATCGAAGCGACTAAGAAAACTGCCGCCGCTTTGATAACAGTGGGTTCAGTGACCGAAAGTTATCGGGTAAGAATGACCACGTTGCTTGGTACTTTGGAAGAGGGCAACAAAGTATTTGCTGATATGACGGAATTAGCTGGGCAAGTTCCAAAGACTTATGACGAGATTATGCGCAGTGCTACTAATCTATCCGCTGTTGTTAGGGGAGGTTCTGAAGAAATAAAGTCTTTGATGCCTATAATTGTTGATTTAGCGTCAGGGACTGGAATGTCAGTTCAAGAAGTTACTGGGCAGATGATAAGAATGTACTCAGCCGGTGCGGCGAGCGCTGACATGTTCAGAGAGCGCGGTGTTTTGGCGGCGTTAGGATTCCAAGCTGGTGTGTCTACATCAGCCGAAGAAACAATGAAAACTATTACAGAACAATGGGCAGATGGCACTGGTAAATTTGTTGGAGCATCAGAAGCTTTAGCATCTACTTGGATTGGTATGATGTCAATGATGGAAGACGCTTGGTTTCAGTTTAAAGGTGATATAGGCGAAGGTCTTTTCGCAGAAGTTAAAGTCCATATCGCCGGGTTGTTGTCTTTAATCAAAAAAGCTAAAGAAGAAGGTGGAGAATACAATGTAGTCGTTGACGAGTTAAATAATTTACTTGTTGAGGCGTTTAACAAAGCAAAAGAATTAATGTTCACGATGGTAGTCAATGCTGGAACAGCTATAAATGTTTGGAATGATTTACGTTTAATGGTTGGCTCTGTTGTTATGGTCATGTATGAAGCGATTGCTTTTTCTAAAGAAGCTGGCCGAGATTTAGCTGACGCATTAGGGTTGAAGGGTGACCATTTTTTAGGCGCTGAAAGATACCAAGAAGAGTTAACCGAGATAGAAGGTATTATAGCCCAAATAGCGGAAATAAATGCTGAAGTCGCTGAAAAATCTGTTATAGATTATAATAAGTTATTGGAAGATAAATTGGTATTAGTCGGTAGAGCGGTTAAAAAAGAAGTTAATATCATCAAAAAAGCTGAATTGGACAAAGCCAAGGCTATTATTGATGCCGATAAAAAAGTTACTGCTAACAAAGCGGCCAATTCTACGTTAAGAAAAAAGTTTGAGCAAGACAGATACAATCAGTTTAAGGCTATACTTAGCTCTGCGGCTCAAGATAACAAAGCGGCGGCGATAGCTATGAAAGCTATAAAAATTGGCGAGGCTGTAATGAATACTGCCGTGGGTGTAACTCAAGCTTTGGCGGCGTATGCACCACCAGTCAGCTGGATATTAGCGGGCATTACAGCGGCTATGGGCGCGGCAGAAGTGGCGATTATCGCATCACAAGGCTTTGCCCAAGGAACAGACACAGTGCCGGCTATGTTAAGCCCCGGCGAAATGGTTTTCCCAAGCACTATGGCTGATGCCATACGAAAAGGTGACATTTCAGTATCTGGCCGGAATAGGTTTAGTGGTGGTGGGACATCAGTGATAAACAACATAGAAATATATAACCCAGTAATAGATTCTACTGAAAATATTGATGCCTTAGTGGAAGAAATTTCCCAAAGGTTAACACTAGATGCGGAGAGATAAAAATGGCAAATGAAATTAGTTTGACTTTTGGTTCATTGGCGTTAAAAGATACAAACAATATCACAATAGAGAAAGTATCTTATTCAGAACGTAAATCCGTTAAGGAAAGTAAAATTCCTAAAATGGATGGTAGCATCGCAGAAGTAGGGAAGCGTGGGGCGTTGACCATAAATGTTTCTGGCGATATTGCCGGCAGTGATTACGATGATTTGAGGACTAACGTAAACGCTTTAAAAGCTGGGTTACAGAATGATTTGCAAACATTCACTACTGACGATGACTTAACTATTAAAGCGCAATTATCAAGTTTCAAATTTGAGTACATAACTTTAAGGACTTTAGCAAAATGGACAGCTAAATTTATCGCACATTATCCATTTTGGTTAGCTGACACTGCTACTACTGATGATAGAGTTCCAACTAGCGGTTCTGGGTACACGTTAACTAACAACGGTAACGCGCCAGCTAGGTGCAAGATTGAGATTACTGCGCCGGCTGGTGGTATAGCCGATGCTATACAAATAGAAAATACCACGTTAAGCCAACTATTCAAATATAGAGGAACAGTAACAGTGGGTAATGTTTTAGAAGTTGACAACCGTTATGACACTGATGATTTTGAAGTATTGAACAACGGTGCAGACGGGCATGTTGATTTTGAAGGTGATTTTATTACTTTAGGCGCGGGAGCAAATACAGTAGAATATACCGGCACTGCTGGCGCTGGCGTTAAGTTTTACTGGAAGGACACATATTATTAATGGCTAACTCCACAATTTTTTCAGTTGAGTTAAGAGATAAAGATGGGAATTTCCGGCAATACCTAACCCCATATGTTACAAAAATTGGGTGGGAATGGAACAGGTTGGGTGGATGCGGTAACGCTAATCTAACGTTAGCGATGGATTACAGAAAAATCATTTTCAACGCTGATGACGATATTCAAATAAGGGTAAGAGATGTAGCTGGTGGAGGAACTAAACTTGTATATCGCGGTTGGGTATCTGACGCTAAACCTTTATTAAAAGATACGCAATCTGTAAGCCTTGTTATAAAAGGGTACTTTGATAAATTAGATAGGTTACTTGTCCATAGCTCGGGAACTACTTTAACATATACAAGCAAAACAGTATCTTATATAGTTGATGATATTATAGATACGTTTGCAGTTCCAAACTCGGAGATAACTAAAGGAACTATTAATGCCGCTGGGTTCACTGCTGACACTATAAGTTTTAAAGCTACAATAAAGAGTGTATTAAAGACATTAGCTGACCTTGAAGGTGGGGTAGAATATGGCGTTGACGAAGATTTAGTTTTCTTTTGGTTAGATGAAGATACCGATTTAAGGCAAAAATTCTTTGTAGGCCACAATGTTAAAAAGTATCAGCGAAGAACTGACGCTTCTAAACTTGTAAACAAATATTATCTAGAAGGCGGGCTTGTTACCGGTTCACCGTATATAAGAACCAAAGAAAACACAACAAGCCAGACTAGATATTTCCTTTCAGAGAAGATAATATTAAACTCAGCGATAACAACATCAAGCGTTGCTGACCAATACTTAGATGCGTTGCTAGATATAAACGATTCGCCTAGAGTTGTCGTAACAGCAGATATAGTAAATACTAATGTTAGGTTAGAAGATACGCTTCCGATTGGCCAGATAGCTCTGTATGACGGCGATTATGCGGATAAAACTTATATTTGGGGAACAACTGCTAATGGTGGGAACAATCTTATTTGGGGTACTACAGGCAACAGCGGCTCGGGCAAACAGTGGGGTCAGATATATAAGAACCAAGTCGATAGAATCAAATATAGTTTGTCAGATACAGAAGGCAGATTCAATATTAATTTAACTTTAGGTGATGGCATTTTAGAAGCTTCTGCTTTTATAAGGCAGATGAACGCGCAATTAAGCGAATTAATCCAAAGGTAGGTGAGATATGGCCGCTAGTTTTCCAACCAGTGTGAAAAGTTTTTCAGATATTGTTGACGGTACAGATTATATGGAAGCTGATAATATAAATCAAGCTTATGACGAGATTGAGGCTGTAGAAACTATGCTAGGCGCTTTAGGTAGGGCGCAAAGTTATTCTGCCGCGTTGGCCGTTGCTTTAGGGAGTTATAGAACTGGTTGTTCAGTTACATATAAAAGTGCAACTGAAATTTACGTTGCCGCCGGGCAAATAGGTATACCAGACTCTAGCGGGAATATAGGGCTTAGAGTCAACACATCTGTATTAACAATAGATTGGTCTGATATAGATACTGGTTCAGAAGCTAGCTCAACAAAATATTACGTTTACGCCATAGGTACAGCGTCGGCCACAACTTTTACCGTTGCTATATCAACTAATGCCACTACCCCTAGTGGGGGAACTTATTTCAAAAAGATAGGCGAATTTTACAATAACGATAGTGGACATATCGCTGAACATACTGTAAGGAATTTAGACCCAGTTACCGGACTACCAGCTGTCGGTGGTTTTAAAAGTACAAATGTTTCTGTCTTTGCTACGACAGCCCCGACTTCTTGGACTGATTTAGATGTTAGCAATGTTGTTGGAGTGAATAAAGTTTTAGCTTTTTTTGAAGTAACAGATGATGCCGCTGGGGGGTTCAAGGCCGCGTTTAGAACAAATGGCGCGTCAGAAGATACCAGCGGAATATTATCCAATGATGCTTATGACTCAGGCACTGCTGGCGGTTATGCCCATACAAGCGGAACTTTCTTAGTATTGGTTGAAACAGATACGTCAGGGATAGTTGAGTGGAAAGGCGGGGCGGCCGTGGCGGTCATAGTAAAACTAATAGGATTTATATTGGTGTAATTATGAAAAATTTATTAATAATCGGTTTAATGTCAGTAATATCTAGCGTTCTTTATCGCCTCGGTGGAATAGGTAGACCGTTCAGGTCATGGATGCGGGATTGGATTATCCCTCTTGTTCTGGTTATATACATGATATTTAGATTGCCAGTTCCTTGGTATGCACATCTACTTGCGTTTGTTTTTACTGCTGGAGCATTAACTAGTTACTGGGCTTACCTTTTTAAAGGTGAAGATAATTTTTATATGCACGGTTTTATGATTGGGTTATCTTATTTCCCTTACGCGATTTGGGGCGGTAACTGGCTAGGGTTTTCTTTACGTTGCGTAGCCCTGGCCGTTTTTATGGGTGGATTGAATTGGTTCGTCCATAAATACCAAATTAAATATAGCGATTGGATAGAAGAATTCGGCAGAGGCGTTGCTATTGCTCTTTCGCTTCTTCTTTTAGTTTAACTTCCATAAGCGCTTTGCTCAGTAACATGTTGAATATACTAAACGATGCTTGGTTAAATCCTTTTTTAGTTAAGTCATTTGATATTGTGAATATTGGTCCAAACGTGCTTTTACTAACAGCGTCGCTACACTTGTTTATCAGTCTTGCAATTTCTTTTACGTCCATTCTTTTTCTCCTTTTTTGGTTTGCCAAAATCAATAGCATCATAATTTTTTCCATAATCTTTGCTACCGGCCATGATTACACTAAATCTAGCCATTTGCCATTTATCGCCTTTACCCATTTTCCCCCCTTTCTTTTAATATAAACGCCATAATCTCCATTGCTTTAACTAATGAATCGTCTTGCACTTGTAAAGACTTGATTTTAGGCTGCATTGTTAGCGCTAAAGAATACCTATAACGTATGTCCCAGAACTCAGACTTGTCTTTTCTTTTCCCTTTTAGTATATGCAAGTAAACAGTTTGGCCTTCATACTTTAGTTGAGCCGGTAGATTTACAGCTAGTTTGTCAATCATCATTTTCCCCCCTTTGCTATTAGTTTTAGATATTTAGTTTGTTCCCTAAGATGCGACCAAATTATTATTTGCCATAAGAATGAACAAATTATAACAATCACTATTACTAGCGTCATTTTTCCCCCTTTTTTATTTCTACTTTTAATTTTTTAATATCATCTTCTCTATGTTCCTTATACCATTCCCAGTAAGCATCAGCTCCTTGTTTCCAAGCTTCTCCGGAGTATACACGCTTGTAATTGTTGTCAAGTTTAGCCATACCGTTACCATAATGGCGATGCTCTATAATAACTTCCGGGGTGTAGAACAGTCTAAAGATACCATCGGCCAAATCTCTTAAATAACAATCGGTGTAAATATGTTTAATTTCAGGGTAAACGAAATAACCCAAAGTGCGTATTATGTTCGCGGATATAACGCACGCTGAGGGATGCCGCTGAACATTCCAAGGTTTTTTAGTTTTAGTTTCTCCGCAAGCTATGCCCCAGCCTTTGCCCTTAGTTCTTATTGCATTGATAAGTTTTTTATCCCAGCCGGGGGTGATATAAACGTGGTCATCGTTCACTTCGCCGAAATAGTCGTATAAATTTAAAAAAGTTCTTGACAAACTGTTGAGAACTTCAACTAAAGTTTTTTCCTCTTCGCTGAACAAGCAAACATCTCTGCCGATTTGTTCGTAATCTTTAATTCTCTTATCTTTTTTGTGGACATTAACTAGTATTTGCGTGTTCTCGCCTTTAGTTGCGTAAAAACTATCAAGCATTACTTTCAACTGTTCCGGCCGCTCTCTTGTCGGGCATATGATTAGCAATCTGTTTCGCCTCATTCTTTCCTCCAAGTTACATAGAATTGGTTGTAATGGTTCTCGCCATCTTTAGACATCTCTTTATCGTTATACAACATTGGCTTCTCTTGGCATGTAGCACGCAACGCCGGAGCATGAATGTAACTGGTTAACTCAACGAAAAAACAAACATCGCTAGAACCGACAAGCTTGACCCTACCTTCGGATAAAAGCTTTTTAGTAAAGCCACGGTCGAAGTGACCGAAATGTTTGTTCTGAAAAAACTTAACATCTGATGTAGTAAAATTACATATAAACGGTGTAGCTAAGTTATGGATTACTGAATACAATTTATCGCTGATTTGCCTAGTAGCTATCCCAGCCCATGTTAAGTTAGGCACCACGTTATCGAAAGACTTCATTAAACAATCGTGGCCATATTCAAACGCTAGTGCAACCAGTCTAGGGTTAGGCATATCCATATTGCTTGCGCCTAAATCAGTTTTCGTTATCTTTTCCCAAACTATCCTTGGGTGGGCTACTGCTATACAGCCGTCTGGTCGGCCTTCAAGCAATCTAACCGCATTAGACAAGGTATTGTCACCCATGATATAATCAGGCGCTACAACTGCCATTGGGACGACCATGTTAGCGCATTTGAATGCTCTAGTTAAGAAACAGTCTGCTGTTGTCTTAGGCCTAGCTGGTATATAAATACAGCATGGATGCAGCCCAACTAAATCAAGGTTGCTGTAAACATACCATTTAACTTGAACGCCAGAACTGATTAACTTGGGTATGTTACCGGCTTGCATCATAGAAGGATAACAGAACCTTAAAAATATTTCTTTGAACTTTTCTCCGTAAAGATAAGTGTAAATATGCAACTCTTTCATTTATCCCCTTTTGTTTTTCTATCGCCTTTCAATTCTTCGTCAATGCCAATTTTAGTAAGGTAGCATAATAATAGTATCAATAATATTCCGAAACATATCGCACTAATCATGGACATCTCCTTAAAGTTTTTTATATACTTTATGGTAATATTCCCGGCTCTTTCGTTGTTTTTCTGGTGTGTTAGAACATTCCTTGCACGACCCGCGTAAAGTATCTAGCCAAGAAATCACTTTGTAAAACTTTGATATAGCTTTCACTTTACCACATGTGTTGCATTTCTTTTTCCCATTTTTAACTACGTTACCTATTCTACCCATTGTTTATTCTCCCTTAACTATCGTTACTTTATATGGGAATAATCCACCCCCCACAAGAGAAGCCAATATAGAAAACGCTATACTATCTAATGGCTTTCCCATAAATACTCCTGCTATTGCAAGACATATAAAGATTAAAGTTAACCAACATAAAATTACTTTCATTGTTTATCCTCCTCCTTGACTAACTCCAAATCATAATACTTTCGCAATTCTTCAAGTTGTTCCTCGGTTGTAGCCTTCGCCATCGCCACCTATAAAACTTGCTTTACAATATTCCCTCCATAACTTGAATCTACTAACTTAACGAATTCTTGAATTGTGAACATATCTTTGTTTAGGTCTATGGATTTGTTTTTAACAAAATTATCCCTACCATATTCACAACTACCAGTTAGCCTATAATGCCAATCGTAGAATAGTTTAGCTTTGTATTTAACTCCTTTCTTAAAAGCCTTTTTAAACTCTGTTACTCTTTCTTCAACGGGCTTGTCTAGCAAAATTTTGGATATTATAGCTTCTCTTGCTTGTCGCAATGTTTTCCCATGTGCGAACATATTGCCTTGCTTCACTACATAGCATTTATCCATAGTCAAGTCGGGGTTGACTATTTTACCCTTTGCAACGTTTCCTTTTAAGTTGTCAATGATTGTGAAAACATTATCAATTTTGTGTATTTTTTGTCCGTTGATAGATTTTATTCCAGAACCATCACCAGAACCAGAACCATAACCAGAACCAGAACCAGAACCATAACTAGAACCAGAACCAGAACCATAACTAGAACCAGAACCAGAACCAGAACCATCACCATAACCAGAACCAGAACCATAACCAGAACCAGAACCAGAACCATAACTAGAACCAGAACCAGAACCAGAACCATCACCAGAACCATAACCATAACCATAACTAGAACCATAACCAGAACCATAACCAGAACCAGAACCAGAACCAGAACCATAACCATAACCCGTACCTAAAAAAGCTTTTAGCTTTTCCATTCCTTCACCCCCTTGACAACTTTTTCTGCTTTCTTAGTAGTAGGTAACACCTGAATAACGTCTGTTATAACCATTTCGTCTACCACTACAGTAAAATTGCATTTAGAAGGGTTTGAAGTTCCATCAACGGCTAGGTTCTCTATTGTATATGCGCCTTTCCAGTACCATAATTTCCTACCTTTTGTGAGGATAACCTCTTGTTTATTCATTGATTTAAGATACCCAGCAAAAACACCGCTCCTGTCGCCTCTAACCACTACATAATCACCTTTTTTCATGTTAAACCTCCTTTTGTCAACATAAACCCAAAAGAAAAACAGTGATAAACAGTCTACCACATGCCACCTTAGTTTTAACTGTCTTGCTATTAGTTTCTTCCGGTCTTACTTTAGCCATCTCATTATCTCCTCTATTACTAATCAGCCACGTTCCTTTTCTCCATCATAACGTAATCAAACTCCTGTGCTATATTTACCTTCCAAGTAGACGCTGGTAACGTTTCCTCGCTATGTCTTGACGGATTAGGGCAAAATACTTTCGACGCTGTTTCGTTTTTAATATACAACGTACCATTTTCCTCATAGACCTCGGTATCATCCATTACAGCTACCCTATGATTGTTCCCTTTCGTTTCAGACTCACCAACAACAACAAAGTTCTTTAACAATAACTTTTTAGCACCTTTAGGTATACCGTTTACCTCTTTCAACACAACTTCACCATGATTGATTTTCCTTCTCATACCACACCTCCTATTTTATTGATATAGTCTTATAACTTTCATTTTTAGTATTTTCTCGCCATTTAATAGCTTGGTCTAACGTTTTACACTCTGGACCAACACCTTCTAAATGGTACAACTCTTTAATAGTTTGGTTACGCATAAGTAAGTGAGGGGCATACTTAACCGATGTGAATAGTGTTGACATATCTATCAACTCATACTCCGACTTAACCCACCATTCGTCATGGCTGTAATTCTTGTAACTATCTACTTTCTTACCCATATCTTTCATCCGGCTAATCCCATACTTTCTTATAAACTCCGCTTTCACGTCTACATTCTTTTCTTTTTTGAAAAAGTCTAATTCCAGGTTTGCCTCTGGTGTGACAGCTAAATATTCTGGAACTTTTACACCATTTAACATGTATATCCCATAACCATCAGAATATTTCAAAACCATTCCACCATCTTTGTGTAACATCCCTTCATCGTTAATATGAAGCTCACAAGGTTTTTCACAAACAAAAACAATATTTTCAAAAGTGTAACACCAGCCACAAGAACATGCTAAGTCATACCATATATTAAATATTTCAAAATTTCTATCATATGGTAACAGCCCATACTTTTCATAATATTTGTAATATGCTACCCAATTAATATCGTGTTGACACCAAGAATATGTTTCTATATAATTAAATTTAGTCTCCTTGATATTATTCCTGATATTATCACTGATATTATCACTGATGTTATTCCTAATGTTATCCCAGATGTTACTCCTGATTTTACTCCTGATTTTACTCCTGATGTCATTACTGATGTTATTACTGATGTTATCATTGATGTTATCTCTGATATTATTACTGATGTTATTCCCGATGTTATTCCTGATGTTATCATTGATGTTATTACTGATGTTATTCCCGATGTTATTCCTGATATTATTACTGATGTTATTCCAAATGTTATTCCTGATGTTATCATTGATGTTATTACTGATGTTATTCCCGATGTTATTCCTGAGGTTGAAAATATCTTTGAAAAACCTTTGTTGGAGCAGGTTAATCACAACCTGCGCTTGTAACGGACTTTGGCAATACCAGAACGTAGGTTCTTTTTTACCCAGCATTTTGTAAAACTTATTCCATGACGTTTCAGTTAATTCTTTGTTAATAGGTGAAGTATCTCTACCTATTTTCAAACAATGTTCGCGCCATTCAATAATACCGTCCTCTTGTTTTTTAGTTAATTTTGTTATCATCTCCACTCCCTCTTTACTTGGCAAATACCATCTTTTTCAAACAACCTAAACTCCCATTCATACAGTTTCATACCTTCTCCTCTTACCAACATAAACGACCACTATCAATATTAACCCACTTACCAACTTTCTTCGGATAATCACTACCTAAAAACACAAAATGGTTTAATTTATTATCTTTAACCCAATATAACAAAAGTACCGTTTCTTTTTCACATTTTATCTTTGCTTTAGACCCTGATATGATTGCTCCCGAAAATTTACCAATGTCTAATGTAGAGTTTACGCCACTAGATACCCTAGAAGAATTACCACCTGTCATCTTAGAATAATAACCACTTGTCATCCTGGAATAATCACCACCTGTCATCTTAGAAGAATCACCACCTGTCATCTTAGAAGAATCACCACCTGTTATCTTAGAATAATCACCACCTGTTATCTTAGAATAATAACCACCTGTTATCTTAGAACAATAACCACCTGTTATCTTAGAATAATAACCACCTGTTATCTTAGAATAATCACCACCTGTCATCTCAGAACAATTACCACCTGTCATC